TTACTTCTTCTGTAAGTTCAGATTGTACGCTTGAAGGAAGATTTCTTGACATTAATCTTAGCCTTTATTAGTCTTGAATTACAAACCCGCAATATCAAGACGGGCTTCAAGGTCAGCAATCTTCGTCAAAGCTTCTTGCAACGCAGCGGTCAGTAGTGGCACCATCTTAGAGTGATCGATGCTTTGGTAGACCGGCACACCATCTGCATCGACCTCATCCTTCTGACCGACAACCGCATTCGGCACGACAGCCTGCGCCTCGTGAGCGAGGAAGCCGTCCACTGGGTTGCTGGGGTCGGAGATGAAGTTGAATCTGCATGGCTTCAAAGCTAGAACGCGGTCGGCAGCATTCGCTACAGGGGTCACGTTTTCCTTTAGGCGATGGTCTGAAGATGTGTTGTAGGCAGTAGCAGACGCGGTCACGCTGATGTTACCGACGGCTGTGTTCTGGCGACGAAACTGAATGGCCGCGCCATCTGTCGTCAACCTATTGAATTGACTGCCAGATACTGCGCTGACGTAGATTTCGCCATTCGCCGCTACTTGAAAACTCGGGGTGTTGTCGGACCCGGTATAGGCCGTCCGACCCACCAGAAACTGACCGGCATCGGTGATGCGGGCGCGCTCAATGTTGGTTGTGAAGAAGGCAATCGGGGCGGCCTCCTGCGCGGTTAGTTGAAACGCCCCGGTTCCGCGATGGGTAATGTAAGACGAACCGCTCGCGCCTGCGTTGCGACCAAACCTAGTTCCATAGTCTGTGTAAGTCGCATCACCGATCAAATCGATTATAGAGTTCCCGTCCCCCGTGCGCCCGACTCCAATTTCAATAGCTCTGGTTTCGGTAGTTACCCCGAGCAACCGCGCGAAACCCCCGTTAAGACGAAGCTGCTCTACGCCGCCTACCGAAAACCCGAGATTGTCTGAGCCTACGCGATACATCCCCGTGTTGATATCAGAAGTGAAACTATAAGAAGGTACACTTACCGAGCCGTCTATATTAGTGATACTCGGAACATTATTAAAGAACTCTTCTCTGGTAATCTTAGAGGTTACATCCGAAGACACATCAACGATAGGTATAACATCCGTTGAATCTGCAACAGCACCAGTAATTGCTGGTAGGGCTGTGATCTTTACCGTAGCCATTATATCGCCTCCACACAATCAAAAGTAATTCCATAGGAACTGATGTCGTTAATTTGCCATTGGGTAATGTTTTCTTTTAGACGGAAACGACCCTTAGCACTTTGGATTACAACAGCAGAAGCATCAGTAGGTGCAATCCTGATACTAGGCCAGATATCAAGGGCAGCAGTACCTGATCCACTTGAAGTGGTAGCAGTCAGGACTTTGTGCAAGGTAGCGCTTGAGGTAGCTCCAAGCTGGATGTAGTCACCCGGTAGGAAATAGTTTGCTACAGCAGAGGGTAGTCCACCAATATTCAGGACACTACCAGTCTGATTAGCACCAGCAACCACAGGAGTACCGGGAGTTGTAGCAGAGGCACCTTGAGGCACTACACAGTTAGGATCACCAAGAAGGAAAGTCCCAGCTTGTCCCTTAAGGCTCAAGAGGAATGCCACCCAATACTCAGCATCTTGTCTTTTCATGGGTGGTAGACTGATGGAAGCACCCCAGCGTTGACCGGGATGCGACACAATTTGTTGAGCATAAGTAAATGGAGATTGACTAATTGCTACAGCATTCTCAGCAGAGAAGGCAATATTGGCAATCCCAATGTTGGTTGGTGTATTCAATGGATACGCGATAGCCATAGTATTTCCTTATCAGCGGAATGTTGTTTTATTAGACTTCTTCAGATTTACCTTGGCTTCAAGTATCTGTAAATTCCAAGGGACATGTAAACCACAAACACCCTCACCGTTAAGTGGGACTATGTGATCTACGTGATACTTAAGACCAAACAAACCCTCAAACTTTTGGGATAAGACATAGAGAGATTTAATGTCTTGCTTATGTTGAGCATCCAACCAAGGTGGTGTAGCTTCTCTAATACTAGCTCTCCTAAAAGCATTTCCAGCATTAACCCGAGCTTTATTGTTTTTCTTTGATTGTAGACTCTGTTTATTACGCAGTTCACGATTTCTTTCGTGAGAGGCACGGTTGATTGCAAGCTTCTTTTCTGGATTATTCTTAACCCACTCAGCATTACGTTTTGTTATATGCTCTTTGTTATCTTCATACTTATTTGCATGATAGAGTTTTTCACAAGATTTACACCACGAGGACAAACCATTCTTGTAACCTTTCTTTTTATAGAAAGATTCTTCTAATTTGTCCTCGTTGCATTTAGAGCAGGTTTTCATTTGACTCACCGGAAAGCGGCTCCCATCTGACCACCACGTTGTTTAGCATCAATCACAGCAGCTTTTGTGGCATTAGTGATCTGAGGGATCATCTTTGCTACTTCTTGACGAACCATAGCTGCATCGCTACCAGTTACGGTGATGTTGTTCTGAACGGTGATACCACCAGAACCAGCCATAGCACCAGCGGTCTGATTAGCATTGACCACAGTACCAGAGTGACGAGGGATAACAAGCTCAGGGCCTTGCTCACCAACGAGGTAAGGTTGACCAGACATCATAGAGCCACCAGAAGCTCGTTTACCTCCAAAGAGACCGCCAAGACCTGTACCACCGGGGGAACCAGTGATACCACCAATAAGCTTCTGTACAACAAGGACTCGGAACAGTTCCTCAAGAATTGCAGCAGCCATGCTTCTAAAAGCTTCCCCTACAGTCTGAGTGCCCTTGACCATAGCAAGGAAGCCGCTTTCAAGAGACCCACTAACACTATCCATCAAAGACTTACGTTCTTCTTCAAGACGAGTTAGCTCTTCAATCTCCGCAGCTTGTTGCATTAAGCCTTCAACAATCTTAGGGCTGGTGTTTATGAACTCTTCACCGAGAGCAGAGCGAACTCTTTGATAAGTCTCTGTGGTGTTCAAAAGTTCTTTCTCAAGATCAAGTTGTTCTTGAAGCTTCTCAAGAGCACTTTCAGTTGGTTCTCCACCGCCACCACCACCAGAGACAACTGGGATATTACTGGCATCAAGCGCTGGTCCTTCATAAACAAAAGCACCACCTTGTTGGTTGGCTGTAGCGGGGTTTCCACCACGACCACTGTAGGTCAAACCACTAGCAGCTATTTTTTGTTGTGCCATAGCAAAGCTTGCAGCAGCAGCCCTAGACATCTCGTTAGCTACCCCAGCAGCCACAGTCCTCATATTAGCATAGTGACCAATAGCTGTCTGTACAGTTTCAGAGATTTGATTGTTAGAGCGGATTATACTTTGGTTTGCTGATTGAACTGCAATAAGCCCTTTGTAGATAGCTTCACCGGCAGCTACTCTATCTTTCTCAGCCTGACCAATAGCTCTAGCTTGTCCAAGCTCTATTGCTGCCATCTGAGCGCCAATAGCTTGAGACTTTTCGAAAGACTGTCTCTTAGTAATCAACTCTGCCAAAAGCCTCGCTAAGTCGTAGTACTCAATGGTTGCTTGTTTAAGATTACCTAGCTCTTCACTAGTTGGTACAATAGCGCTACCAATCCTTCTTTGAGAGCTTTGTGCCAAAAGGAGTTTATTTTGGGCTTCTTCTAAGGCTTTTCTTGCATTAGCAATAGCAGGATCTTCTTCACCAAACTGAAGTTTATTTAACTCTGTTTGAAGACTCTCAATGGAGCCTTTAACCCCTTCTAAAGCTTGTTGGTATCTATTAAGACCTTCTGAAGCGCTACCAGCATCCTCTCCTGTTCTCATAAAAGCAGCACCAATAGCTGTCACAAGAGGGATTACAATACCAAGACCAGCGCTAAGTGCAATAAGAGCACCAGAGCTAAGACCAAAGGCACCTGTCATCATTGGTAACACACCAACTAACTGCGTGGCTTGTTGACCAAAGGCAACCATCCAATTAGTGCCAGATTGGACTTGAACAAGAAAGTCACCAACTTGATAACCAGCTTGTTGAGTTACAACACCAAATTTACCTGAGCTACTTGCAGCTTGAGAGGTAAATCGGTTGTAGTTAGACATATTACCATTAACCCGGCTAATCTGACGATCAACACTTGCAAAGTATTTATCAAGACTCCCTTGACCAGAGAGTTGTTTTGTAGATCGAAAAGCATTCAAGCTTTGATTAGCCAATTCCTTAAGTTCTTGTTGTGCAGATTTTACCTGAGAACTGTCAACTGTAATGTTAATATCAGCCATTTTTATTCACAACCCTCAAGTAAACTGCATCTAGTCTTTTAATAGCGCTCACCTCCCAAGGAAGTAAGTAGTTATCTGTTAGTTGTTGCCAAGCTAGTATGTCTTGGAAACTTAAGGGTAAGGGTCCATTGAAACCTTGACCACGGCCTTGATTGAGCAACAAAAAAGCAGCCCAGACATATTCCAGTAACTCTGGGAAAGGTGTTCCCTGTAGAGCCAATGGAGTGCGTCCAGACTGCCTTTCTACTTCTTCTAAGTGCTGTCGTTCAGTCACACCGTCTTTGTCAGGAATAGAGAGTTTGAAGTTCCACTCTGCATACTCCTCAAGATCAAGGATCAGACTTTCAAAAAAGCGGAGTAATCCTCTTGTGCATCCAAGACTTGTTGTTTCAACCAAGAAAGTTTGGAGTACAAATCCACAGCTTCTGCCACAGAAAACTTAGGTGACTTGCCATTAAGCTGGATGTTCCAGTCCTTAGTGGTCTTAGCCAGCAACTCAAGGGTAACATTCTCCAACTCTTCAGCAGTGAAAGTTACTCGTTTTCCTTTGGAAGCCTTCTGGATACGCTTGTTCGTTTGCTCGTGAAGGACAGCTTTGTATTGACCCGAGTGGGGTGCATACACAGTGATAGTCATCTCCTTACCATCATCCTTGACAAGAGGCTCATCAGTGATGGGGTGCTTTACAACAATGGAGATAGTGTCATCAGTAGGGATAAGTGCGAATAGCTCGGCCATGTCGGGTGGTCCTATATTAAGTCGGGATTAAATTAAAGCGGATAGCAAGACTCCCGACAAGCCTCACTATCCTAGCCCCGCAGCGAAGCGAGGATCAGTTTACCCTTGCGGGATTAGTTTAGACTGAGCGGGTCAGTTTAAGGTTCGTACCTTCGGTAGCATCATAGAGTGCAACAAAAGGCATCGTGATGATACGAGAAGTCGGATTGTCAACAGGCACATCAGCACCGTTAATCTTCACACGGGGGAACAACCAAGTGTAGTCCGAGAGACCCGTGGGATCATCAACAACAACCTGAAGTGCAGTCTGAGTTTCATCAAGGAAACGGGTGATCAGGGCTGCATCTTCGAAGTAAGCCGTGATGGTTCCCTCAACAGTTGCCATACCATACTCAAGCTGTGGCGTAGTAGAAGAGCCTACAACAAAGGTGGGGGCAAGTGCGTTGTTGATGGTGAAGTCAATGCCAGTCACGATAGCAGCAGCAGTAAGGGTACCACCAGCATCACCAATGGACAGAGCACCAGAGTAAGCGTCAAAGGGGGCATTGCCCGAAGAAGCAGTCTTGACAGCATCAACAGAGGTTCCGCTGATTGCCATGTTCTTACCGACCATGCTGAACGTGCCAGTAACCATTTGGTTAGGACGGATGGATACAGCAAGAGACGACACAGACATACCAGTGAACAGACGGAACTGAGAGATATCTGTGGCTGCATCTTCAATGGAGAAGAACTTAGGGGTCGTACCAACCTTCAGGACGTTGGTTGCAAAGGTGTTGAAGAACGCGCTCTCAAGGAACAGGTCATAGTCACCTTTACGAAGGTCAGCAACAATGTCACCAGCAGCAGTACGGTTGCCATGACGGTCAGTCCGAGGCATACGGTCAGGTTGGATATCGTTACCAGTCACACGCTCTTTGGTCAGGTTCAGAGTGTGGGTGGTGTAAGGAAGTTGGACCAGAGACGGAGTTGCAGGAGTGGTTCCAAACGTAACTTCAGGAACATAGGAGAGGCCAGCGCGGCTACCTTGAGAGAAGGGCATATTAAGTTTCCTTTATCAGCTATAAATGTACCATGCGATTGTCACAGGAGTACAGTAGAAAGGGGAGTCAAGGAAACTTGTCCTGACTTCAGAGTAGTCGATTGATACAATAGTGGGATTACCAAGGAGCAGCCTATCGCCACTCTCTAGGAGGATATCATCGCCACCCTCTAGAAGTATTGCATCTGTTGGGTTAGTGTAGAGGACATCTGTAGTTGCATTAAAGCGATCAAGAAGTAGGTCAGCAACATCGTAGCCAGCACCGGGACCCATTCCTTCAGGGGTACAGATTAGGATGCTGTAGAGGCCATCGTACCTCTGTTGTGGATTTAAGCCCCGTACAGCGGGTCTACGAGAAGTTGGCACTAGGTCCACCTTGATGAACGAGGTGCCTGTTGTAGGCTCGTAGGGGACGTTCTGACGGGCAATAGCAGGGATACCCACAGTGCCAGAGAGGTGAGTGTCAAGGCAAGCCCTGATGTCATTGATGATTGTCATCGACTACCTCTGACTTGATTGATGGCATCTTGTAGGTGTAGTTTAGAACGATTTCTTACAGAACCATAAACATGATAACCGTGCTTATATTCAACTACGTTTGCATGAGGTGCATTGTTGGTCATATAGACGATAGTTTGATCGTTAGGTATAGCAGCAATATCGCTTGCTAACTGGCTCAAAGCTTCTGTTGCTTTAGCGTTAGGGTCTTGACGCTTTGGCTTGTTGTCAGAAGTCCTAGATCGACCTGCACCTCTTGTCGTTGTGATAGAGTGAGAGGTAATGTAGGCACCTGTGTCAACAAATGGTTTAGAAGAGTTAACCAAATCTTGAGCAACTTTATGAAGAAAGATATCTCTAACTTCGTCTAAATCTTCCTCAACCTTCTTGATGAGAGCCGTCAGTGAGCGTTGAACCATTTCATTCTCTCACTTGCAACAGATAGCACATAGTGTTAGTAGAAGACTTAATCTCCATAACCCTTACGATGTTTACTGTATCACCTAGTCCAATAATCTGGTCTGTGGCATCAGGCTCAGGGGTAGCTGACCCATTAGCTAGAACACAATCTAGTACCACTCGCCTGTCGCCACGAAGGATAGACTCTCCGTCAATCATATCTGAGGTATAGTCATAGAAGTAACCACGAACAGTGTAGTCAGTGTTTGTCTGAGTGACTGTCCCTGTATCACTATCATAAGCACTAGCTGCTCTCTTGCGTAGTGTAAGGCTAATACCGTGCTCTCTAATCAGTTGGCGTAGCGTATAAGGATCAAACGCCATTTGGTTCATCAGGGATGTATTGTTCCCCTGCCTCTACGTTATCAAACTGCCCAATACTGAAGGCTGGCTTAACTCGGTCTGTATCACTGTTTACAACAGACACATCAGACACAGAGATGCCACCACCAAAAGCACCAAGGGATTTACCGGAGGTCTTCTTACCTTGTGCCTCTACCTGAGAGGCTAGTTGTTGATACTGCTTCGCACGGTCACTGTAGCTGGCCTGTAAGGCACCATCTAGCTGGGTATCAACCATGCGGCTAAACTTAGCTGCGATAACCCTACAGGTCCAACCAGCAGCGTAGTACACATTGTCATTAGCCTGAGACAATGCAAAAACAATCTCTTCGTTCTGCACAAGTTGGTCTGAAGTATCAGTATCACCAACAAGCAGACGGACGGTGTTGAGACGACCAGAAGAAGTCGTAGTATTCAAATCTGCTACACTATATGACCACGCCATAGTCGTCCCTCACTTAGTTTTCCATTTCCCCGTAAGCACTACGCCAGCGACGAATAAGACCAATCTGCTTATCCTTAACTCGGCTTGTAGCACACTTCTTTTGGAGGAACTCTTTGTTCGTAGTAGTCTTGTTCTTCACTTTACCGTTGATGTTCTCAACGAGAATGTGTAGCTGATCTAGACCATACTCTTCTAGACCATCACCAATAGAGATACGTTTAACTACAGCTTCCTCAAACTCATCGTTGTGGTATAGCTGATTATTAAAGAACATCTGTTGGATTACGTCATGTGGGGTTCCGTAGAACTCCCAGTTGAAGCGATCACCCTGCTTCCAGACCGCCCCCGCCGACTGTAGTCCATCTTGTTTGACGAATACAGGGCGGGAGGGGTTGAAGTAGGGGAGAATGTGTCGGGTCATCCTTCCCTATCCTTCTATTAGGCTACAACAGTAGCGATGAAAGCACCCATGTCCGACGACACAACCTTGTGGTCATAGGCCAGATTGGCTTCCAGAACTTCTGCCACACCATCAATGGCGAGGTAGTCACCACGATACGACTTGATCGTGATACCGTGACCCGAAGCGTTCTCAAGGTCATCCCAAGTGAAGGTGTAACCAGCCGAAGGGATCATCAGACCAGCCGAGCGAGGACGGTAGTAGAACGCTGCCGACTTGCCACCAATGAAGGCGTTAGCTTCGGTCAGACCTTCAGCAGCCGTGTTCTTCACGGTCTCCATGACGAGGAACTCTTCCACACCGAAGATTTCAGCCAGTTTGGCATCCGTCACCAGAGCGGTGTTCGTCACGGTAGCACCACCATTCAGGCGGGCAAGGATCGACGGGTTGTTAACCAGAGCGTCACGGACTTCTTTACCGACAACCATGACGTTGGGCTTGAAGCCACCAGACTTAAGCTGCATGGTACGCATGATGTTCGTAACATCTTGGATCGGGGTCGAGTTCGTGTAGTCAGACCATTGACGAACTTGGTTGGTCGAGGGCGAACCAGCAACACCAGCCCAGTCAGTACCCCAGATCGAAGCACCAAAGTAGGACGTGGCCCACTTGATTTCACGGTCGATCAGCAGTTGGTGGGTCAGCATCTGAGCACCAGCCGAGCGGATGTCCAGTGCAGCATCCTCGTTGGCAAGCGTATCGAAGTCGAAGTCGGTAGCCAGCGAGAACACGTCAGCCGAGTAGGTGTCCTGCGAGAGGGTCATACCAACGCGAGGAGCTTGGGTACGGGGAGCACGGGGTTGGACCTGACCAACGCGGTTGAAGTCAGCGCGGTTGTAGATGTAGTACTTGTCGGTTTTCTTAGCAACCGAGACTTTCGGGAACACGCGGTCAGCAATAAAGCCGTTAGCATCTTGCAGGAAAGCAATCGTCAGGTTGGTAAGCGGTGCGTCGATATGTACGGCACTAGGAGTCAGCATAGCCATTTGTGGTATTCCTTTATTAAACTAGATTAGGCTGCGGCGTTATCAGCGCGGGACAGTTCGATGGTGATGATTTGACCATCAACAGCGGCTTCCAGAGCATAACCCACGATCACGTTGGTCGAAGCAGCGGCCTTAGCTTTACCCGAAGTGCCCACTGCAACAGCAGCGCCACGAGTAATGGTGCCACCAGCTTGGACAGTCACACGACCATCGTAAGCAACCGTGACAGCTTGACCAGCAGCGCCAGCAGCTTGCAGAACCACGCCATCAGTACGGGCGTTAGCAGAGGTGTTGTCAACCTGACCATCAGCGGCAAGCGAGACAAAGGTGAACTGTGCAACAGCCGAACCCGAAACGTAGGTGCGAGTGCTCATATTTTCCGTAAATGCCATAATAAAGGCTCCTTAATTACTTCTTGTAGGTTTCAAGCAGAAGGGATTTTCCTTCAGCAGTTTTGATGACGGCAGCATACGCTTTATAGAAGTCTTCCTTCTTGTCCTCTTGACGCATCTTAACCATGTCGTTAAGTTTATCAGCAGGGGTCTTGAGGTCGTTCTCTGCGTCCGTTTTGCCAACTTCTTGGAAGATGCCAGCAAAAGCAGCATCAGCGGCACGAAGGATTGCGAGAAGAGTTTCATCTTCTCCAATCGACTTCAGCAGTTTACCGCGCTCATCAGCAGTCCCTTTGAAATTCGGGAGAACCTTTTCGGCGCGTTTACGGAGTTCTTCACCCTCACGGGCTTTCTGCAACTCTTCTAGTTGTTTAAGGACAGGAGCCGGGATTGCGGACTTTGCCACAAACTCACCACCAACCTCAATCGTTTCCTCAGCAGGCTTGGCTTTTTCAATAGAAGCAGCTTCAAGCTCTTCAACTTTGCCCTTGAGGGTTTCGATTTCTTCCAGAAGCATCTTGTTCACTTCTTCAAATGACTGAGCTTCTGCTTTCCATGACTTACGG